AGACTGAGGCGCAAAAAACCATCGCCAGAACGATCCTTCGTATGGCGTCGCGTCGGGCACCCCATACGTCACGTCCGCCACGTCGCCCGTTGCGTCCAGCGTGCCAACGATTGTGATCTGTGTGGCACGCAACCCAAAGAACGCTATAGCTGATAGCCGTGGCAGTCCGGTCAGGGTGTAGGTGATGCTGTCCGCGCGACTTGTTACGGTGTCAACAACGCGAAACTGATCCGCCCCGAATTGCAGATCGAACGCCGCGTAACGATTGGCCGGTCCAGCGTCAAACCATTCGTTTGAGGCGGCAAGTCCCGGCTCCTGCGTTGTGCTTGCCGCTGATACCTCAAACAACCGTTCACCCACCCGTCGCACGTCGCCAAGGTTATATGTGCCCGCCGTCCAAGCCGTTTCCAGCACCACGTTTGTGCTGTCAATGTTGCCCTCGGTGATGGCGAAAGGCTCAATGATCCGCAGAGTCATAGGGTCTGCTCCAATTGGAAGGCCAGCGTGTCGTCTGCCGCGTCTGCCCCGCGCCCGGTATTGCCCGCCGTGATTTCCGATGAGGATATCAGCCGCTCCATCGACACGTTAAGCGCCCGCAACTCAGCGCGCAATTCCGCATCGGATTGCTTGGGGCCATAGGTCAGCCCATTGGCAACACGGGACAGGCCGCGCATGTAGTCTTGGCCAGTTGCAAACAGATCCTCATTTACCAGCGCCCGCAGGCTGCCCCCGAGCGCGTCGGCCCCCGCGCTGATTTCCGCGAACGCCGGGGAAAGCTGCATAAGAGCCGCTACCATGTCCGTATCGCCTAAAGCGTCGGCCTCGTCCACCAGCGCCCGGAATGCCGCGCGCGTGGCAGGCAAGGCGTCAATCCCAAGGCTGGCCATTTCCAGCGACAACACCGACGTGGCGCGGGCTAACCGCTCCGCATCGGTGTAGAAGTTCTGATAGTAGGAAGCCGCTGCGCTGGTGAAGTTTTCCAGTGATCCGAATAGGTCCACAAAGGCAGACGCCGCCGCGCCGCCCGCAAGCGACACGTCATACGCGCGAAGCTGGAAGTTGCCCATCCATGCGTTGACGGTTGTGAGGCTACTGGCCAAACGATCCAGCGTTGCCGACGCGCCCTCGCCCGCCTGCATAAAGCCGTCCAGACCGCCCACCATGCCAGCCATAGCGTCAGCCATGCCCGTGAGACCGTCCATCACCGCCCTTTGCGCCGCCTCGTCGCTCAGGCCCTTCGTGCTTATCCGCATACGGTGCGAAAACCCGTCAAAAGTGTTCGCCGCTAGCCCGAGCGCATCCGCCGATGCCATCACGCCACTTTGCAGCGTATCGACCATGCTGGTGACGGCGTCGGTTGTTTCCCGATCCGCAGCGCTGGTAGACGTGCGCACCTTTTTGGACAGGCCAAAGAAGCGGCTGGTCTGAACCTTTTTGAAGGTCTCGACCAGAACGTCCATGTTGTTGACCGTGGCCATGATGCCCGTGTCGAGAGTCTTGGTTTTCTTGCGGAATGCGGCGAACGCTAGAGCCACAGCGCCGATAACAGGGATTGCCACGCTGAGAGATGCGGCCAATCCTGCGCCCACGCCTAATGAGCCGATGCCCGCCGCCAAACCGGAACCAGCACCGAGTCCCAGAATGCTTGACCCACCGCCAAGCCCTAGCAGCCCGGAACCAGTACCAAACGCGCCCAGCATACCAGCACCGCCGCCTGCGCCCTTTGCGCCCGCGCCGCCACCGCCGCGCAACAGGTTGCTCAGAAACCCACCGCCCCCACCGCCCACGCCACCCGCCACGGCTTGCCCCACGCCGCCACCAGACGCGCCGATGCCAGTGCCACCCGCGCCAAAGGCCCGCATGACGCGCGACCGCACGGCCATACTGATCATCTGCGCAATCATCTGCTTAAAGCTGTCCAGCACGGATTGCACAAAGCCCTTGAAGTCTTTGAACCCGTTGACGACAAAGTCACCGAACGCATCGGAAACGCTTTCAATTCCGCTGATAACAGATCCACCGAACTCGCGGCCCATATCAGCCGCCGATTTCTGCGCACCCTTGAACGCCTCGGCTAGGCCTTCGGCGAACGTAGTGGCCTCCTCAATAGCCTCCGCCGCTGCGCCTGCGGAGCCGCCACCGCCGCCCTCTGCACCGCCGATGCCGTCCAGTTCCTCGCGCAGCCGCGCAGTTTCCGCCGCCGCGCCCTCAGTCGCCGATGCGTTTCCGTCCATAACCGTGTTAAGCGCGGCAATGCTTTCCATCGGCGCGCCCGCCGCCTCCGTGAACACGCGCCCAAAGTTGCCCATGACCTCAGATGCGTTCGCCGCTTCATCCGCCGCCCCCCGCAAACCGTTGGACATCTCGCCCGTATAGTCGCGGCTGAAGGCTTCCTCGAACGCCCTGCCCGCCGCCTCAACTACACCTTCGGCCTCGCCTACCTCTACTCGGAAATTAGAAAGATCAGGCGCGCCAATATCAATGCCGGGGATCACGTTCAACGCGGTTACAAGCCCGCCAACGCCAGCCTCTACCGCGTCAATCAAACCGTTCATCGCCTGCGCGCCCAAGCGCGCGAACGCCGCTGGCAACGCGCCCCAAGCTGCGACAACAGCCTGATATGCGCCCACAAAAGCGCCAATCGTCGGGTTCACAAAGCCCGGCAATCCGCCAACAATGCCAGCCAACGATCCAAGCGCAGACGCCTTAATACCCTGCCACGCTGCCGAGACTTTGAAGTCCAGCGCCAAGCTGGCGTAGCCAATGCGTTCCCACGCCTCAACCGCGACATCTTTGACCAGCGTCATTGCGTTACTAAACCCGCCGGTTGCTGTAACTAACCGCCCGAACATCGCCACCAGATAACCAGCCCCGACCACAAGCGCCCCGATGCCAGTGGTGATCAGCGCCGTCTTGAGTATTCCCAGCGCGCCCGCAAAAGTAAACGTGGCAATCTTCGCAAGTGCCAGCGCGCCCACGTATCGAACGCCAAACGCCGTAACCGCAACGCCCAATGTTGCGCCGACAACATCAAGGTTTTCGGCCATTAGAATGATCGCTCGCGCGAAAGATTCGCTACCGCCAACCATAGAATCAAGCGACCCAAGGGAAAGTGTCATTTGATCGCGGAAAACCTGCAAGGCACCAGATACTGTGGGGATCGTATTGGCAAACGTCGCTTCTAGCGCGTCAGATTGCGAAAGAACCGCCTCAAAGAACTCTCGACTAGAAACCTCTCCCGCGATAACCATATTACGCAGTTGGCCAACTGACCCAGCGGCACCCTCAATGGCATTTGCCGCCGCTTGCGCAATCGGGAATGCGCCCTCAAGGATGCTGTTAAATTCTTCAGCCCTCACGATGCCGCCGCTCATGGCCTGGGATAGCTGCAACAGTGCGCCCGATGCCGCCGCACCACCGCCGCCAACTTGAGCAAGTGCCAGTCCCACGTTTTCGGTAAACCGCAGCACGTCAGAAGATGATGCCCCAAGGTCACGGCCCGCAATGCTGATCCGCTGATACAGTTGCGCTGTGGCCTCAAGCGGCGCACGTGTTCTTGCTGCAATATCCCCAATCTGCTCAAGCGCCGCAGCAGCTTCGCTGCCAGACATTCCAATTGCGCGCAGTGAGTTAGTCATTACAGCATATTGCTGCGTAGCCCTAAAAGCACCAGTAAGAGCGGTAAGCGCAGAAATGCCAAGGCCAATTGATGCCGCCATCCTAAGCGCGCCCCCAGCCATGCCCGCAAACGCGCCTTTAGCCTTGCCTGCTGAACGCTCCGCGCCAGCGCCAGCGCGCCCAAAGCGGTCCAAGTCGCCAGTGGCCGTGCGAACGCCACGGGAATCGACGGCAAGTCCAAGTGTGGCGAGATCAGTCATAAATTGGACCCTTCAAACGGCGGGGGAACATCTTCATCCCGCGCCCGTGATATCTCACCCGCAAACGCGGATGACATTTTGTGCAGCCACTCAGGCTCATGCGCCTCTAATTCCTCGCCCGAGACCAAGACCCAAGCCCTGATTTCGGAATAAGGAACAGCGACCTCGCCTATACCTGTTTGCATGATTGGCCCGACCCTCAGGAACATTGGGATCAAGTGATCGAAACACTCAGGCACTGGCGGGAACTCGATAATACCGCCGTGCCGCGCTAACGTATCGGCGCGACTTTTCTTGAGGCCCTTAGCCGGCGTTGATAGCCAAGCGGATTGACGCGCCCAGAGACAAAGGGCCTCTAGGCCTTCTCGAAAAAATTAGCTTCACCCTCAAGGAAAGCCAGAACCTCACGCATGATCGCGGGATAGCGGCTATAAAGCCATTCCGCGTTTTCGGCGGAGAAATCCAAGGGCTTGCCGTCGCGGGATAGGTTCTCCCAGCCGAATGTCGCGTCCACCGCGTCTCCCAGCTTGCTCTTTTCGCCATCGGCCATCAGCGCCATGATTTCGCCTTCCGACATGCGGGAAACGTCCATTTTGGTGCCACGGCGCTTTACCATCACGGCAGCGCGCTTCTTCACACGTTGGCGCACTTCCTTGCTGTCGGACCCCATGAGGTGAATGCGGATCGGCTTCTTTTCAGCATCATCCGCGTAGGCCGGAAGCCCGGTGGCGATGTTGGTGAGGTGGAGCCAAGCGCCCTTTTCAGAAGCGGCAACGGTGTCAAACATATCCATGTGATTTATCCTATGGGTTCTGGTTCAATCGGAGGCGCGCGGCGAACCACTCCACGCACCTCCTAGCCTGCGCTTGCAGGATTAAGGCGCGGCGACGTTCACCTCAGCGCGGGTGAACTCAATGTTCACGTTTGCCATCACGACAGACCCGACCGACTGGCCAGACGGAAAGGACATGACCTTGCCGCTGATGTAACGGATAGACCCGTCCGACCGCGTCTCGCGGAAGCTGATCTCATCTTTGGAGGCAAGCGCAGCGCGCAAGATACCTTGGCCCGCGTCGCCGTCTGAAAGCGCCATGGGGACAGTCACCGAGCCATAGTTAAGCGCGCCGTGATACTTGTTCACAATTCCAGTCTTCAGCGGCGTAAACGTCACGGAATCGTGGGCCGGGCCGAACTCAGGGATTTCTTCAGCTTCGCCAATTTCGGTCCATGTCAGGGCTGCGTAGCCTGTGTCATCGTATGTGGCAGGAGCTGCCGCCGAGGCGGAAAGAAACCCGCCGATGCCTTCTGTGGTACCCATAGGGCTATTCCTTTTCTGTGGGGGTGCGCGCATGGCGCTGGGATAGGCGGGTGCCTATTTCGGAACGGCTCAAACCCCGCAAGCGGGGCAAGGCGCGTGAATTTTCAAGGTGTCAGGCTTGGGGCGTCAGGCCGTTTTTGAACTCGACAAGCACTTCGCCGCCTGCTTCGATAGCGCCAGCCACCGTGCCGGAATATGTGACGCCGTTGGACATTGCAAAATGCAGGACATCGCCCTTCTCAGGCACATCGCCATTGTAGATCATGGCGGGTGTCGTGCCGGTCGGTGTTGGCATTGTGACGATGCGCGCGCCTGTGATCGGCCCAGCCTTTGCGCGGGATGTTTTCTTGTCCATATTTAAGGTGTCCTTTGAAAGATTGCGCGGCAACGGATCGACACATTCTTGCGAAAGTATGCGCCGTCGATTGCGCCCGGCTGTGGGTCGCCCATATCTGCCACCTGAATTTGACCGTCTCCGGCGGATAGTATCAGGTCAATGGGGAATTGGTCGATGATGCGCTGCGCTTGGTCGTCAGCCTCATCCTCGAACGTGCCTTCTTGCACAAAGACTGCCACAAACAGCCGAACGACCATCCGGCTTGATTTGGACAATCCCAAACGCTCCGGCGGCGTCATGGTGAAATACGCCAACCAATAAGGCGGATCCGGCGTGACGTATTGCAGCGCGCCTGCGTCCCAGACACCAGGCGCATTTTCACCCCATACAATCGGCGGGGCGGACGGTGTGGCGGCCAAGCGTGTGCGCAGGGCTGTTTTGATGTCTTTGTGATTCATCCGACCCGTGCCTTTGCTTTTGCGATAGACGCCCTCACAATCGCGGGCCATTGATCGACGGCACCCTCGACAAAGTGTGCGCCGGGGCGGCCATTGCGGCCGTTGTTCACCGCTGCAGCGTATGGAACATCGCCATTACCCCAAGTAAATGTTGCTAGATCGCCGCCCTTCATACTGGCAGCGATCATGATATATGATTCCTCGCCCTCTCCCGACGCACCGCCAGCCACTGACGATTGCAGGCTGTTGCGCAAGTTGCCCGTGTCAACAGGCATGCGTCCGCCTTTGGCCTTGGTGACTTGCGCGACAGCCACGACAGATTGCGTCGCGTCCTTCAGCACGGCATCAATCCGGCGTTCGGTTTTTTTAGTCCACTGGTCAAGCTGGGCCCATGTATATTTCGCCATTATTCCAGCCTCGCAAAGAAGTCGATTATGATTTCCTCGTAGCATCTGCAATTTACGACTTCAGACGCCGGTGCGCCCATACTTGAGTCGAGCGGAAACATCAGCGAAAAGCCGCCCACAATAAACGGTTCCCCATATGCCACCACCTGACCGTCGGCTGCTGCATGTGTCGGTCGCGTTTTAGCATCACCCGTGGCGTCCCACTTGCCCTTTTTATCCTCAGCCCGCACATCATTGTTCGGGTTTTCGATA